AGATCATACCAACTTACTACGTGGCTTATTGACATAATAACCACCAATATTATAGGTAATAAAAAAGAGTTTCTAATTAATGAATCTCTATTTCTGCTAATCCATTTAATCATTATTTTCTATCTTATTTTTTATTTCAGATAGACTAATTTTTCCTCTATCTAGATCATCTTCGTATATTAAATAATCTAACATAACTTTTTCCATTTCCTCTCGTATTTCCTTTTTAGAAGCAGAGCGCATCTTTAATGATGATATTTCACCGGCTAATGAATCTATTCTTGATACATTATATTCTTGGTTTTGATCTAACTTAATGTTGGTTTTACTAATTTTTTTACTAGTACATCCTTTTCCCATGAATAATAAAAAGAATAGAATTGCCAGTATTTGCCAACACCACGTGCGTATAAAACTTACAAATTTCATATATTGTTTATTTATTTTTATATATTTAATTAATTAAAGAAATAATATATTGATATGGTAGTAGCATTAGCAATAATGAAAATATTATTATGATGTTTATTAATGTAGATAATACAAAATATAATTTTAAATAATTAAAATTAAAAGATATTTCAACTAGGTAACCATATTTCTCACCACGTTTGTAAAGTCTATTTGCTTTAGTTTTAATTAATTCTAATATATCATGTTGCATGAATATGTCATTATATTTAGACATTTCTTTTCCAACAAAACTTATTTCAAATCTTTCTAAATCTGGTGTTACTTCACCTTCTAATACGCGTTTTATTTTATCTGGATCTGTTTCTAACTCTAATATTTCCGGTTTAAGTTCCACGCCCTTAACAAGAGAGAACTTAGATGTTCTACTTCTTATTATTCCTTTTTTCTCTAAAGCATCGTTTAATTTATTTATGGTTTTAACATAACTAATAAACAAATAAATTTCTTTAAATATTAAGTATACATTCTTAACACTCTTTAATGGATATGTTAAAATTGATATGAAAAAGGTCTTTATATTTACAAGTATTTTTTTCATTCTCTTCATTTTTTAATTGTTTTTAATTTAAAATCATCTATTATATCTAATAACTTTTCATTTATGTCTGGGTTTTTACGCATCACCATTTTTCTTACTTCGAATCGTGCTTTTCGTAATTTTGTTTTAACCGTATTTTCTTTCATATTGTACTTTTCAGCTATTTCTTTTACCTTATCATTATTTACCATTTTATCAAGTGCTATGTTTTTTAATACATCATCTTGTAAATTTTTTATTTCAACTATTGTCTTATTATACAGATCACACAATTGATTAGATTTTAATTCTGAATCAGTAGTATCTAATTTAAATGGATGTTCTATGTTTTCATATACATCTCCTATTTCAATATATTTTGGAATAGACTTATGTTTTCTATCTAGATAATATAGCGTTTCATGTTTAGCTATCGTAAATGCCCATGTTGTAAATCTACCTGCGTCTGCGTTATATTTATCAATATTTTTAAACATTTTATATAGTGCAAATTGTAAAGCTTCAGATGTATCATATTCGTTTTTACAAAATTTCCATATATAGTATTTTAATTTAGGTATTATTAATCTAGATAATTCATTTAACTCTTGTTCGTTTTCTTTTTTATTATGTATAGTATTTGCTATGTCTTGTATTCTATTATTTATTTCTAAGTTTATTTTGTCGAAGCTCATGTTATAAGTGTTGTTTTTTTTATTATTATACTATTTTTAAATTAAATCTTTAATTTTATCGTCATTAACATCAATATTTTGTATAATATTTAATGTATCAGCAGTATCGCTTATGTATTTTATAATGTCTATGCACTTTGTGCAATTTTCATATTTTTCTATGTCAGGTTTTTCGAAATATCTAATAGCATTTCTTAAAGATTTTATCCAATCTTTTCTTTCTATGTTTAATGTCATTACTTCGCTTCCCTCTAATATTATTTCCAATACCTTTACTTCTTTTTTATTGGCATACTTATATACCTCAGATATGGAATCTAATATGGATTCGTATATGACATCTGCATTATTTGCTAAATATGTATCTAGTATTTCAGGTGATTTCAAAGATATTTGTTTCATATTATATTTTTATACATTATTACTATGTATATAATACTAAATTTTTATGAATTATAAAAATTTTTATTAATTTTTTTTAATTTTTTAAGATGATTCACATCGAATACGCTTTTTCTACTAATGTTTATATCATCCCTAGCGTTTAATTGATTATTTAAATCATTTAATCTATCAAAATCATACGTTTTTTTATTAATATTCATATCAAATATTTTTGTTGTTAGCTCTTGTTTATATTCATCGGTGGTGTCTTCATAAGCAGCGTATCCTATTTCCCAAAACTGTGGAGAATTAAAAAATGGAGTAGTATTTATACATGTCATAGCTAAATCATCATTTCCACTTTGACATCTATATGTTCCACCCTTAGATTTTCCAAATGATGATAATTCTAGAAACGTATCATAACACGTTATTATTATTCTATTTGTTGATGTATAATATCTAAACATTTCACAATATTTTAATTTATTAGTTGGACCTAATCTTACACCGGCCTTTAAATTTTTTGAAAGTTCTGTGTGTTTAGTGTGAACCATCTGTCCCCACCAATAGTTTTCATTTTCAGCCAATCTACTTTCTATTAGATCTCCCTTGTGATTAAGCTCTAATAATATTCTTACTTTTTCAGGATTAAATATTTCATATATTAATTTTTCGCATACTGTGGAGAAATCATTTATATTTAGAGTATTACATCTAAATTTACCTATTTGAATAATTGATATAGCATCTAATTCTTTTTTTATATTATTTTTATTTTTAATTAACATATCTATGGGTAGTGCAACCGTTTTAAATATATTAATCACTGAATAATCCTGTTCTACACCATCTGCAGTATCTATTGAAAATATAAAATACGATGGACTATTTTTAAAATCAGACATTGTGTAATTTTCATATTTTTTATGAAAAGTTAAATAATCATTTATATGATAATAGTCTTCATTCAAATCTAATTTAGTATTTACATATTCGGTCTGAGAATTATCTATTTTCTTTAAATCATTAGACGAAAGTAATAATTGATCTGATGAAAAGAATTGAAGTCCATATTCCTGATTAAAATCTGATTCTGATCCTAAATTAGCAATAGTTTTTAGTTTCCACTCCTCATCTCTTCCAGGTACTTGCCACCAATCTACTCTCATTGGTACATATTCATTGTCTTTATCCACCGCGGCTATCCATATATCCCAAAATTTATTTCTACCATTTGGTGTAGATGTAATCATAACTTTAGCATATGGATCCTCCGTTATTGTAGGTAAAATTGCCCTATAGAATTTATCTAAATTTGATTCTGATATATGGGCAAATTCATCAATATATAAAAAATTAACAGTCATACCTATTCCAGACTTCTTAGTAGTTGTCCTAAGTACTAATCTACAATCATTGTCTAATCGTATACTCGATTCATTTATTTTTATAATACCCGGTTTCATAAAAAATGGAAGATTATCTAGTATTATTCTAAGTTTTTCCATTATTTCTTTAGTAGTAGTCATGTTATCTGCAACCATTAAAACATTTTTTTCCTTATTGAAAAGAAGAAACCATACGATATATATTGCCGTGGTTACGGTTTTACCTATTTGTCTACTTGCCATTAAAATATTAAACTTATTATTATGCATGGTTTGTAGTATCTGATCTTGAAAATCTCTGAGTCCTCCGGCTTCCTTTACTAGCATGTCTCCATTAAAAGTTCTTATAAATGCGTAGTTTGTTGCAAAGTATATTGGATCAGATTTACATTTTCCTAATTCTTCCCATTCTTCCTTTGTCCATTCGAATGGTAACTTTGCTTTCTTTAGTAATATATCATTCTCTTTAAAGGGTGAGTTTTGCATACCACGTATATCTAACCCTTCTTCATCTACCTGACTAATTAATTTATTTACTTTTTCTGAATTCCATATGTGATTATTTTCATCATCTGAATTAAGACCAGAAAGTTTTAGAGATGTGAAACCTCCACCTGACATAGCATTGTTTGGATTCATCATATAATTATATTATTTCGGTAACGTCTATAAAATCTGAATCTGAATTTTTATCGTCTGAATTAATATTTATTTTTTTATCCTTTATTAATTCCGATTTATTAGAGGGGTTTATTAATTTAGAATCAACTTCATATTTTTTAGATGCAGGTAAACTTTCTACCATTCCCTTTGTACCAACAGATATAAAGAAATCTCCTTCCTTATTTGTATTGTTTAATGTACCATTTG